CTTACAATTACATAATGAGCAAAGAGTTCCTTTGGGTTGAAAAATATAGACCTAAAAAAGTGGAGGATTGCATCCTTCCTAATACAACACGTGAGGTCTTTCAAGGTTTTGTTGAACAAGGAGAACTACCTAATCTATTATTGAGTGGCACAGCAGGAGTAGGTAAGACTACAATTGCTAAGGCAATGTGTGATCAAATAGGAGCGTCATACATTGTCATCAATGGATCAGATGAAGGTCGTTTTCTAGACACAGTAAGAAATCGTGTAAGACAATTTGCTACAACTGTGTCACTGACGTCAGGTGCGTCTCACAAAGTCGTTATTATAGATGAGGCAGATAACACTACCAACGATGTACAACTGTCCTTGAGGACTGCTGTAGAGGAGTTTCATAACAACTGTCGTTTTATATTCACTTGTAACTTTATTAACAAGATCATAGAACCATTACACTCTAGGTGTACAGTCGTTGACTTTAGAATTAAACCAGAGCAATCAACAAAACTACAAGTTGAGTTCTTTGCTAGGTTAAAATATATTCTTGAAAAAGAGAATGTAAAGTTTGAAGAGAAAGTAATTGCTAAACTAATCAAAAGATATTATCCTGATTGGAGGAGACTTATCAATGAGTGTCAACGTTATGCAGCTACAGGTTCAATCAACTCTGCAATTCTAGTAGATGTTGCTGATGTTAATCTTGATACGTTACTAACATCACTCAAGAAGAAAGAATTTACTACAGTAAAAAGTTGGGTAGTACAACATATGGATAATGATCCTACCATGGTTATGCGTAAGATCTATGATAGTTTGTATGGTGTATTGAAACCATCTTCTATACCAGAGGCAGTTTTAATTATTGCCAAATACATGAACAACATTCCTATTGTTCCTGATCAGGAAGTTAACTTGTTAGCATGCCTAACAGAAGTTATGATGAGTTGTGAGTTTAAGTGAAGACTTGCAGAACATGTAAAAAGACAAAGGAGAACTCTGCCTTTGAGATAACCACGGTTACAGCAACTAAAACATATCGTCATGGTATGTGTTACGAATGTAGAAAAGTTGTCAGAAAAGTAGAGAGAGACCTAAAGAAAATACATGGTAAAACAAGACCCATAGGAACTCCATGTGATTGTTGTGGAAGAACTGATCTGCAATTAGTATTAGATCATTGTCACGAAACAGGAAAATTACGTGGATATCTTTGTAGGGTATGTAATACTAGCATAGGTGCACTAGGTGATAATCTAGAAGGCATCGAAAGAGCAAGAAATTATTTAATGGAATCTAATGCCAAAGAAGAGAACACAAAATAAAGAAAACTATTATTACTTTTTTTGGGTAATTGCTATGGTAGCATTTATAGTTCCCCAAATTTTCACTGCATATGGTATAATGAAAGTAGTAGATTTTCTAGAAAATAAAACAACCAAAGCACTTATCATAGAGCAATGAGTTTAAAATCATTCAAGACACCCCTAAGATATCCTGGCGGAAAGAGCAGAGCATTGACTAAGTTGTTTCAGTTTATTCCTGATCTTAAAAAATACAAAGAATATCGTGAACCATTTTTAGGTGGTGGTTCTGTAGCAATAGAAATAACTAAAAGATATCCACATTTAGATGTGTGGGTAAATGATTTGTATGAACCATTATATAATTTTTGGTCTGAGTTACAGCATAACGGAGATAAATTATCTAATTTACTAACAGGTATAAAACAATGCTACTGTAATCCTGATGCTGCACGATGTTTATTTCAATCAATGAAAGAAGAAGTAAACGATAAGACTAAATCTAATCTTGAACGTGCATCTGCATTTTATATTGTGAACAAATGTAGTTTCTCAGGATTAACTGAGTCATCATCATTCTCAGAACAAGCATCCGAATCTAATTTTTCACTCAATGGTATTGAAAAATTAAAAACATATGCAACCATGATACAAAACTGGAAGATAACTAATCTTTCATACGAAAGAATGTTAACTGATGACAAAGATAATTTTATATACCTTGATCCACCATACGATATAAAAGATAATCTGTATGGTAGGAAGGGATCAATACATAAAAAATTTGATCATGATCAATTTGCTGAGTGGTGTGATGATTACACAGCACCCATGTTGATTTCTTACAACTCAGATCAAATTGTAAAGAACAGATTCAAGGAGTGGTCAGTTTCGGAATTTGCACATACTTACACAATGAGGTCTGTGGGATGCTATAATACAGAACAAGCATCCAGAAAAGAATTAGTTCTTATTAATTATGAAATGTGAAGTAACTCTATACAAAGCAGGAACTATGTTCAAAGAACAAGTTATTGCTAAGAATTATCAAGACGCACGTGAAGTTGCACTTGCAAGAAATCCTAATGCTAGAGTCGTTGGTGTAAATGCGAAAGGTTAACTTCTGGAGACTATGGGCAAAGGCACTAGGCGACAAGTCAGGTAAGAACGACAAAGAGGCAGATTTTGTTGCAATTATCCGAACACTTATTTTTATACAGTTGGTAGTCACCAACTGTTTTATTATTGCAGGAAACATAAGACACTGGAACGACAATGTACCAACTGAAAGATTACCTATACAGCATCAATCAATCCAAGAAGAATATATTGGTAGATGACCTTGATGCGGAAAGAAAATATCCATCCTATATTATTAACAGGTGCTTGAGTTCCTTTACTGACACTGTGTTGTTTGCTAATGAGATGAACAAGAACCCTCATCTACCAAAACGTTTGCAGTATGACTTTTTTATAAATAGTGTGAAGCCAAGGAAGCGTTTCTCTCCTTGGGCAAAAAAAGATTCTATTGATTATCTTGAGTTAGTCAAAGAGTATTATGGTTATAATGACGATAAAGCACTCCAAGCACTCAGAATTCTCACCAAGGATCAACTAGATTATATCAAAAAAGCATTAAGCAAAGGTGGCAAACATGAACGGTGAACTTGATATTCAATGGAAGCAATCTGATATGGTTGAGGTTGCATTGAAAGAACCAGATGATTTTCTAAAGGTAAGAGAGACTTTAACTAGAATAGGTGTAGCGTCAAGAAAAGAGAAGAAGATATACCAGTCTTGTCATATACTACACAAACAAGGAAAGTATTTTATTGTACACTTCAAAGAATTATTTGCACTAGATGGTAAGAATACCAATCTATCACAGAACGACATTCAACGTAGAAATAGAATCGTACAGTTGTTAGTAGACTGGGGATTAGTTTCTATTACTTCTTTATCTGCAGAAAAAATTTCTGATCTTGCACCACTAAATCAAATCAAAGTGTTAAGTTTTAAAGAAAAAAATGATTGGACGTTAGAATCCAAGTATAATATTGGAAGGAAAAAACAAGAATCTGAACAATGAGGTTCCATCTCTATAATGAAAATCATATGCACCAAGGATCATTCAACTCTATAGATGAGTTGAGAAGATTTTTGACCAATAGAAAATATGATATAAATGATAGAACATACATGGCAGATACTTTTGACTACATCAAAGAAATTAAATGGCATTTTGACATTGAAGAATGAAAATTAAACACCTACCCGCAATAGGAGTATTAACATTAATACTCTCATCTAGTTTATTTTATTTGGGTGCAAGTAATCATAGACTTTCAGATACAAACGATGCATTAAGTGCAGACATTAATCTATTAATAGAATCAATACAATACGCTACTCCACAAGAACCACAAATTATATGGTAACTACTGAACTTTTACTGAGAATTTATAGGACAGTTCAAATGCCTATAAAACCAAAATACCCACCTATTCGTAAACATTATAATGTTGTTACTTTCGGATGACTGAACCAAGATGGACTGTTGATGGTAATGATTACAATCCTGATTTACATAAGAAACCTACTGATAATTTAGAGACACTTATGAAAGAACTTACCGAGACATTGGAAGATACAAGTCCAGAAAACAAAGAGACAGTAGCATATCTTCTAGGTTGTAGGGATATTGTTGATTATCTGGCAACAGGAAAACTGCCAAGTGAAAAAAATCATACTCCTATACAAACAAAACCAGGATTAAAATTTTTAGAAAAGGTAACTTTCGTTCCAAGATACTTATGAGACTTACACAAGAACTAATTGACAAGATCCAGATTGCCTTGCAACATACCAAGAAAGATGGTACAGTAAATTGGCAAGATGGTGACGAGATAGAAGTCAATGTAGCAGGATCATTTGCTGCTGATAAATTTATTGTTATAAACAATAGATCTAAAAAACCATGGGTTCCTGCACAACCACACCCTAGATTTGATTACGAAAAAGGAGAGTTTAAAAAAGATGAAAGTTGATAGATACTACGATCCATACGAGGATCTAGAGAGACAAGTTTTAAAAGACATAGAATATGCAGCTACTAGATTAGGTGGCACTGTGCAAAAGATATCTAGACGTAACAGTCATGGTAGATCTTCTAAGGTTATAG